CAGGGCTTCTTTCCAATGACCCCAAAGGGGACATTGGAGTGAAGGGACATTGGGGGACATTGATGACGATTTCCAATGACCCCACCCCCCCCTTATGGGGGGTGGGGGTCGTTGGAAATTCAGTCTGGCGGGGTCTTTGGGGTCATTGAAAAAGGTTTTAGGTGATTTATGGATAAATTTCTTGAGGATTGGAAGTCGTGTTTTGGGTGCGAATACTCTAAGTTAGTCGATACTAACATCATCGTTCACCGCGACAGGTGGGACAGCATGAAGCGGTCACTTGCGGTTACGATTTACCCGGAGATCGACAAGGCTGAACATCGTGGCAACTGGGTGGTCATTCCAGACAAGACTAGGATTTGCAGGTACGATGAAAACTGGTGTATGCCAGACGATGTGTTTCACCATTGCCCTTGGCATGGACATGAACTGGTTGAGGAAGAACCGTGGTGGCAATAACCCGCAGAAAACGCACCGAGCAAAAAGAGCAGATTAGATTTGTCCAATACATTCGGACATTTAGACCTGACATTTTGATCGCCAGCATCCCAAACGGCGCAGGCGTTTCGAGCCATCAGCGCATAAAGTTGACTCAGGAAGGGATGCTGGCAGGTATGCCGGACTTAATCTTGCTCATGGAGGGGTCTAAAACGCTCTTTAGCGAATTTAAGCGACCTGATGGTAGGGGAACCACAAGCGAGGTGCAAAAAACGCTCCATGAGCGATTAAAGGGTTTTGGGTTTGAGGTGTTTGTGGCAACGACTTGCGAGGACGCATTAGGGTTTCTACTTAGATGTTCAAAGGGATTGCAAATTTGAAAAATAAATTAGATAATTCATGCGCGACAGTTGCCCTTAATGGGGATGCTTGCGTCCCCACTTTTTTAGGATGAAGCTATGCAAGGACTATTAGGCTCCGACATCAAGGTTGTAATCGCTGACTCTGCGGAGCCTGAACTTGATGCGGATGAACTTGCAAAGAACCGCGATCATGTGAAGGCGCATTGGATGTTTGGGCCGGATAAGACTCAGCAGCCAAATACAGAGTATTGGCGCAAGATTGCAACGGTCTGGCGTATCGCACCGGATCAGGCTCGAAGAAACCTGTGTGCAAACTGTGAATACTTTAACGACAGCCCGGATATGTTGGCTCAGATGGAGTCAATCCCCGAAGATGCCTACGATAAGGACGGCGGCGGCAGGGGCTTTTGCCAGAAGTTTGACTTTATTTGCCATAACTTGAGGACTTGTCAGGCATGGGAGCGCGGTTGCCAGCCTGAAGCTGAAGGCGAAGATTATTCCAACGGAGAAGAAGATGGGAACAACGAATCAGCATCAGATGTCGAGTAAACAAGCCAAAAAAACCGCCGAGGAAGCGCGTAAACGCGCAGAGCAAAGCGGTTGGCAGTCTATGGCTTACAAGTTTTCCAAACCGAAGGGCAAAAAATGAAGATGACTAAAGCTGGCAAGGCCAAGGTCGCTACGGTCATGCACGAATTTGGCAAGGGTGAACTTCATTCCGGCAAAGGCGGCAACGTGGTCAAGAACCCAAAGCAGGCTGTTGCGATTGCGATTTCCGAGGCTGCTAAGAAAATGGGCAGGTATAAGGGCAAATGATTAAGCGCGGAAAAGAATCATTTGCTGGCTACAACCAGCCAAAGCGGACTCCAAACCATCCGACTAAGAGCCATGCTGTGCTGGCGAAATCCGGCGATGATGTGAAGCTAATCCGCTTTGGTCAGCAAGGCGTAAGCGGCTCACCAAGGCGAGAAGGTGAGTCGGCTGCGGACAAGAATCGCCGAGAAAGTTTCAAAGCCCGTCATGCTGAGAATATCGCTAAGGGTAAGATGTCTGCGGCGTACTGGGCAAATAAAGTGAAGTGGTGAGATCATGGATGAATACGGTGCTGCGTTTGGATTTTTCCCGCAATTAAAGCCCCGCAGGAATATAAACACAGATACATCAAGTTTGCCGCTTGATGTATTTCGTGGCAGGCTTGCTGGATTATTGGGCGCACCATCAGATATTCTGAATTTGTTAAGTTCCCCTAAACCTATGGAGGTTTTTGGGGATGTTGATTATTCACCTAATCCGCAATTACCTTATGGGTCAGAGCAATGGCTAAAAGAACTTCCATTGCCGCCAACATCTCAAGCTGGCAATGTTTTAGGCAAAGCTGCTTCTTTTGTCCCGCTAAATCCAGCGCCTGTAATTAGGGGCGTTCAAAAAGCGGGGCAAATTGCTGGCGAAGAACTAGCAGCAACTATGCTTGGTCAACGACCAAATAGCTTGCTTGACAAAGTTGTTCCCAAACCAATGTTTGCTGTTCCACCGGAACAGGGGTTGCTTAGTTCTACTTTTAGAAAATCATTTGTTCCGGGGGTACAAGCCGGGAAAGAAATGATTGTTCATCATAACATCAGTCCTGAAAAATTAGCTAAAGTTGAAAAAGTTGGAGGTATGCCTGTTCCATCTTTGGCAATCTCTAATGTTGAAAATCCAATGATGGCATTTGGCGACATTTCATTGATTGGTTCAAAAGAAATGGCTGTTCCATTTTCCAAAAATCCTGTTTACGGATTTGACGCTTATACAGCCAGAACACCAAGTATTGAATACACATTTGATAGTAAATCGTCAAAAAATCTAGAAAATCTATTTTCTGATGTAAAAGATTCATTAAATAGTGGGACAATTTATAATTTAAAAGACAACTGGAAAGATCGTCAATTTAATGATGCAATGAAAGCTAAATTCTTAAAAGAAAAAAATATGCTTTCAGACCCAAATGATTTTAAGGATAAATGGGATTATTCTAGAGATATTGGTAAAAAAGTTGACGAGAATTGGAAAGAATATTCAGAATGGGTGAATGATTTTGATAAGAGATTGCCGGACGCTGGTGTAAATATCCAAGAACGTATTTTCAAAGGATATACAGACGCAGGAAATCGTAGATATGCTCCAGCAACACTTGAAAATCTTGTTAAAGAGATGAAGGGCGGCGCTGGTGCTGAAGGTTTCTTCTATGGGGTTGGAAATATTCGTGCAGTCGCTACACCAAAATTTAAAAACTTGAACCAAGTCAAAGCAGCCCGTGAAAACATCATTACAAGTGAACAATTTGAACCAGTTAAGAAGCAAGTTGAAGATGCTTTTGATGACATTACGAGCAGACTTAGGAAGCTAGAGGGAACTGGTGGTTACGGTTACGAGCCTCAAAATGCTTTGTATGAAATCGGCCAAACACGCAATGTGAATCTGTTGGACAAACTGTATAAAGATGTTCCTGAGTCGTTGAAGGCTGATGTTCAAATTTTCATGAATAAAGTCCGTGAAATGCCGACAGAATACTTTGAGATTAAGCCACAAAGAGCCGTTAAAGTTGGTGAGTTCAAAGGCGCAATTGTTCCAGAAAACGCACCAAAAGGCTCTGTGGAATACCTAAGAAACCAAGGAATTCAAGACATATATTTTTACTCAACTCCTGAAGAGCGTAAAGAACTGTTCAAAAAGTTTGGCCCTGAAATGTTTGGTACATTACCGTTGCCTCTACTAGCAGACGAAGAAAAAAGAAAAGAATTAAAAAGTTTACTAGAATACTAATGTTATTAACTTGAACAACCCAATAGGGATTCAAAATGGAAGAAGTTGAACAACCAAAACCAAGAGGTGGCGCTAGAGAGGGCGCTGGTCGTCCGAAGGGTAGCCTTGACAAAGGTAATGCCCAAATCCGCGAAATGATCGTTACCGCCCTCAACAACGTTGGCGGCGTTGAGTACCTCGAAAAGAAAGCAGAGACACATCCCCAAGCGTTTTTATCGCTCATTGGCAAAGTCATGCCTACTCAGGTCACAGGCGTTGACGGTAAGGACATCAATGTTTCGATCAAATGGATGAAGTAATCGAAATCCCCTACGCGCCAAGGGATCAGCAGATTCAAATCCACGAACTGCTTGAGGCAAAGCGTTTCTGCGTAGTTGTCGCCCATAGGCGCATGGGCAAGACGGTTTCAGCGATCAATCATCTCATCAAGGACGCAATCCTTAACGACAAGGAAGCGCCTGTATATGCGTACATAGCCCCTACCTACGGGCAGGCAAAGCGCGTTGCTTGGGATTACCTGCTGAAGTACACCAGACCGCTTGGCGGCAAGCAAAACATCTCCGAGTTAAGGGTGGACTTCTGGGGCAGGCGCATCCAGCTTTACGGCTCAGACAACCCTGAGACATTGCGCGGTCAATACTTTGATGGCGTGATTCTGGATGAGATTGGCGACCAAAACCCCAAAATCTGGACAGACATCATTCGTCC